AGGAAAATATAAAGTTGCATAATCTTTAAATTTATCAGCAAGCCACATAATTTTAGCATACAATAAACGCTTAGAAAACATTCTAGCATTTTCAGTATGAGCCATAACAGCTTGTTTCTTCCAAGCTCTACGACTATCAGCATTAGTCTCAATGTCATGCGGTTTGTTTGGTATTTCATAATTAGTAATAGGCGGCATACCACCAATTGCTAATCCTTTATCCCAAGCCTCTTGCATAACTTTCAAGATAAATTTGTTTATCTTAAATGATGTATTTTGCATAAGATTAACAGCGTTATAAACTTTTGGCATATCAAAGTTTTCAAGTTCTTTTTTAAATAACTTGTTTTTTTGTTTAACCAAATCTAACTCTGGTAATTCTTTTGTCCAATACCCACCACCAACTACAGTTGACCACATTTTAGGTGGCATAACAGTGGGTAAGTATTCAGGATTTAATAACTCATTAAACTCATTACGGTTATTAATCCAGTCTCTAGTTTTTTGAGTTTGTTTTATGATTTTAGCTTTTTTATGATTGATAGTCTCTGTACCAATTTCAATCATTCCAGTTGACATAATCATAAGTTCAACAAGTCTAAGACCAACATGTAATTTTACAGGTGTAGTCCATTCTTCCCAACTAACCACTCCACGCTTAGCAGTTTCTCTAAGTTTTCTACGTTTATAAGTGTAGTTAAATGACCTTTTGTCTAAGTCAGTTTTAACAGTATCATATAATTCAGGATTCAAAAATTTGAAATTCCTCAAAGCTATTTCAGTTTCAACTTTACCGCCAAGCGATATGCAAGTAGCAGTTAAAGGTTTATACTGTGTAATAGTATTAATGATATGTTTACCAGTAATCAAAGCAAGTATTTCAGGCTCCACTTCACACATTTTAGTAAATGCAATAGATGGTTTTCCAATAGTTTGTTTTGATTGTTCTTCTACCCATTCAGCAATAGCCATTGCCAATGGTCTTATAGTGTTTGCAACCATTACTTTACCATAACTGGTCACACTTTCCTCTTCACGCTCAATATGAGATTGAAGTCTTTTGTTTGTTCTATTCTTACCTAATGCAGCCATTTCTTTTTCATGTGCAAGCTCATCAGTATAAGTCGGCATACTCTCAATTAATTTAGCCAATGTTAACTCCTATAATTATCTTGGGTTAATATTATAATATCTACTATGGGAACCTTAATAAGGTTTTCTAAAAGTAGTCTGCAATTCCTTTTCTAAAGTCATTGCTGGATGTGGTTCTTTGCTTTCAAGTATTTTCTCAATAAGTGTAGTTGCTCTGTGAGCTACTTGGTTTGGTGTTAGATTATCAGCTTCTTTAAGACTATATGTACGCTGTAAAAATCTAATAATTTGATATTTTTTCTTCCAATTCATATTTATTGCTCCTTACCTGTTTTAACTGCTATTACTAATATTACAATGCATGTAAGCATTATAAACAATTTTAATTCAACTGGCAACGCAGTTAAATACGCATTTATACTATCCATGTTTTTATCTCCTATTTTATAAAGTAGTTTTTAAAGTATTGACCTTGTATTACAAAAGGTTTTGTTTTGTATTTAGTATCAATTTCTATTACACGCAATTTAAGCAAGTTATTAAGTTGTCTATTAATTGACCCTGCGTTAAGTTGTGGGTATTTGTCTCTAAGTTTTGCCAATAAAGGTTTTTTCTTAAATGGCACATTCTCAAAAACAAATCGCAATATACATTGTTGAACATCTTTTCTATCATCTTGTTTTGTTATTTTAGTAGGCATAAATTGAATATCAGACAATTTATATTTTAAACTTAAAGCAGTCCATCTAGTTAAAGATGTAGTTTCAGTATAATTAGTATAGACAAACTTTGCTTCTTCATAATCTAAAACTTTAATAACAATGTTTTTATATTTGTTGAAATCAGCTTCAGATACGCCAGCAGCCGCATAATCACAAACATTTACATTCCAGTAATTAGCTAGCTTTTTATTTATGGTGTCATAAAAGATTATATCTTTATCAGACAAAAATCGCCGTCTAGTCTCTATATTGTCTATAAATGAACTTCTAGTATTCCAATCTGTAGAACTCATGTGTTTTACTCCTTGTTAAAATTAAATTGCCGTCAAGTCCTTAAAGCAACAGACTAGGCACACCAATGGCGTACCTAGTTTGTGCTTTAGTGTTGCTATTTGTTTTGTCTGGTGTCAATTGTTACGGTAACCATAACAGACCCACAAAAATGGTGGTGGTGGTCTTCATTCAAATTATCCAAAAATTTGGCAAAGTCTCTGGCTGTGATGCCGTCATTGAATTTGAATTCATTTGTGGTAATTGTAAAAGGCTTATTGTTTTTGTCGTACTCATTGCCTAAGACGTTAATTACTGCATTGTCTATATACATAGTTATTGCTCCTGTTTGTTTGTTAGGTTGCTTATGCAACAGACACCGCCTTTGTGACGGTGTTTCGACTATTAAAAGTCTCATCAGTGTTGCTATTAGTGGCCAGCTTTAGAGTAACCAGCATTTAACTTAATACGCTCAGCAAGTCTGCTGTTTCTAAACTCCTTGTCTTTTTTTTCTTTTAGGATGTCATTAACAGCAATTACAGCGTTGCGGTGTCCTTGCTCCATTTGTAACAGTTTTTCAGCAAACTGCCTTGAATTAACTCTTTTAGACTTTGCCAGCAAGTCTCCGCCGTCAATTGCATTTAAATGGGCTCCAGTGGTATTGCCCCAGATATTATCTTGAATTACAAGGCCTGTGCTAACTGAATTAAAAGCAACGCATGTACTGTAACTCATGTAAAAAGTAACGTTTAAACTTTCAACATAAATTGCTTTATTGTTGTTGCCTCTGGCATAATTCCAGATTTTAATAGGTGCTTCATATGTCATATTTTAACTCCATTGTTTGTTTGTTATTGCGTATGCAATAGACACCGCATTGCAGCGGTGTTTCGACCAATAAAGGTCTCATCAGTATTGCTTTAGGGTTTTGCTGGGCTGGGTCTCGATTGAACTTTAAAAGGTGGCTCAATATAATCAATAAAAACTTTACCATCAATTGAATAATAAACGGCTACTTGCCCAGCCTCTGCTGCGTATTTTTTTGCAATGTCAACTATAATGGGAACCTTAGCACCATTAATAGCTGTTTCATAAATTTTTACAGGCTCATCATATACGACACCGTCATTGTACCAAACGCCTTGGCCGTCTGTTATTGTACAGCCTGAAAAAACTGTTACAATTTCAGTTTTTAGACGTGCATGCAATGAAGTTAGTGTAACGCCGTCATTGTCATTAACAGGCATATTTATTCTGCATATTATCATATTATAACCATCCTTCCTTAGATGCTTTTCTTAGCATCTCAATTTTTTTGTTTTTGTCTGTTTCTTTTTGATAAGCGTTAAAAAACTCCTGTTTCTCAACTTTATCAATATACTGCTCTTTATGTCGTTGAGCGTGCATATTTTGAACTGCTCTGCTAACTGTAGTCATTGTTATTACTCCTGTGTTTGTTTGTTTTTAATAAAAAAATGTTTTAAATAATAATAATATCTTTTTAATTCATAAAAGATTTTATTTTCTTCTTCTAATTTTAGGACATGAAAGCTATCTGTTTTATGCATTTCTTCCCATTGTCTTTTTGTTATCATTGTTATTACTCCTGTTTGTTTCGCTCTATGCTGTGAGCTCATCAGTCATATATGTAATATGAGACAAACAAGCATCCGTAACAGCTAAAAGCCCGCTGATGCGTTTTATGTGGGTTGTCCAGTCGCTTAGAAACTATCTCAAAGGTAATAAAACCTAAGGCGGTGGCACTAAGTTTTAATATGTGTTTAAAGTCCGTTAAAACCAACAAAAATGAGACTTAAAAGCATAATACATATTTAAAACTAATATGCAACAGTTATTATAAAGAAATAATCAATAGTATTCAATCACTTATTGTCTATCTAAATAATAAAAAAACAGGCATATCCTAAGAATACACCTTTATTATTGCACCTATTATTAATAATACCTCTAATATAAGCTATAGTTTATGCATGTAGTTAATACCTCTAGTTAATAGTTAATGAGTAAGTAAGTAATAGATATACCCAGATATAACCAGAGTATAACCAGAGTAATACAAGTATAATACTTATCATTAATTACTGTACTATATACTTAGGTAAAGCCTGTTTATACTAATATGGGAACCTTAATAGATTTAGTATGCATATGCTTTATGTTATACCATATGTTGTATGCTTATATATTGTGTGTGTGCTTGTTGTTATACCATATGTTGTATGCGTGTGCTGTGTGTATTCTATGCGTATGTTAAAGGTAAAAAAACAGACAAGCTCACAAGCACGCCAAAACATTTTAACCACCTATAGCATACCAAAAGCCTACCCCATGCCTGCCTGCGTGTCCCTTTAAGCGTCTATATGTGCCTTAAAAGTATTTTTATGGGTACAGGCCTGTCCCTTTTGGCTGACTTTAGGTGATGCCTACGGGGAAAACCGCCTCGGCCAGTATCGATATACCCCCTCATATTTTTCTACCAAATATTTGAGTAAGGTTCCCATATTAGGGAAAAGCTGGGTTAACTATGTGTATATACTTATTCCATCATACCATTATTGTCACCTTTTAAATTGACCATAATGTTGTATAATGCCATAGCTCTATTAGGGGTTTGTAAAGACCATTTACTAGGTGTACCTTCTTTTGAACCCTTTAGCATCTCATTAGCAGCTTTTGTAGTATCACCTGCTCTAAGATGTTTAAGCATTGTAGGAAACTTAGACATTCCCTGTTCTCCCATTTGAAAAACCATTTCTGTAAGTACCCCAAATGCTTCTGGTTTAACAGTAGCCCCATTAAGAAGCCTCTTTGCTCCTTGTGCAGCTGTTAAAAACGTTTCTTTAAACTTCTCCTCAACAAATGCATCATCAACATAATCATTTTCTTTTAACTCAGAATTTTTAGGAAGTTTATATCCAATTCCAACAGTTAAATAACCCTCAGTATCTTTATAAACTTGATTCTTTTTACCCTCATGTTTCTTAATACGTTCTTTAACTTGCTCCATATGTGGGTCATTAATTATGTCTATTTTATTATTTATATCCATCTGTCCTCTCTAGGTTGTCTGCCAATAGCAGATTCCATAAATCTTTCTAAATCTTGGTTTATTAAATCCTCTTTGTGTTGATTATAAGACAATGTCTGGTCTCTATCCATACGTTCTACCCAATAGTTAGCTGCAATAGCCAAAGCATCTATTTGGTCATCATGTCTTAATGCACCTTTATCTCTAGTAATCCTAGTCATTTGTCTAAATAACTGGTGGTCAGGTTCTAATTTAAAGTCTTCTTTAACAAGTAAATCATCAATAACTAACCTGTGACTATTCATAATAGGTTCTAAAGTATCAATAATACGCTTTTCTTTCTGTATATTATGTCTAACTTCTTCTATTTCACAAGGGTGAATCTTAGCCATTACAGGCTTTAATAAAGCTGTTGCCATACCATCACCAAAGTTACTCTCAATAACTACATAGTTAACTTCTTGTTCTTTAGCAATATGAGATAAACGAGACATAGTTTCATCTGAATATCCACCATCTAATGAACCTATAGCAGTCAAATATAATACACCGTGTAACATCTTTAATACACAGTAAGCTGTCTTGTCTTCCCCACGCCCAGAGGGGTCTATAGCCATCACAGAGCCCTCAAATTTAGTGAATTCAGGGCTGGTGTACATTGGAGCCACATAATAATCGCCTTTAAGCCCAACGTTAGGTAAATCAGGGTTTATAGCCTTAATTTGTTCTACTCCAGATGCCCATTGTATCTTAGCTGGTGCTTCTTTCCATGTAGAACATCCAGACATAACAATTAAATCGTTTAGCTTTAATGGGTATCTATTAGCGTCAGACATAGTAGTGTCTAACATAAACTGTAAATTAAATCCAGATTTACCGTAAGATGATTGTCTTTCTAACAAATCAACTGCATCAAATCTCTTAGGGTCTGTAGGTTGTCCCTCTTTATCTGTAATTTTAGCTATCATAGGAGCTATTTTATGACCAAAACTAATCATTTGTGTCTTAGTTGGGTATAATGCAGTCCATATTCTAGTCTTATAACCACGTTCTTCAAGGTCATTATACAATGACATTTCTGTTTGTGGTGTGCCTAAGAAGATAATCCTACCTACTTCAGGCTTGATAATCGCATCAAATTCTTTAACTGTCTCACCTAATCTATCACGCATAAGCTGCGTTTGTGAGTTATTAGCGGATTCTACGTCATCTGCAATGATTAAATCAGCACGTGAACCTGTTAATTGACCTGTAATACCCATAGATTTTACTGATGGTGCATGAGATGCAGTCGCTGGGGCTACATCAAAGCTAACCTTAGAACTTCTTTGGTTATCTCTAGGTACTAAATGCTTTAATATTGGCATTTCACCAATAAGTCTTTGTGTAAATGTACTAAAGTCATCTGCTCTTGATTTACTAGCAGATACCACTAAAATGTTTCTTTGTGGGTTTAATAAAAGCTGGTGACAAACAAATGCTGATGTAATCCAAGACTTACCTACGCCCCTAAAGGCCTCAATAACAAGTCTTTTCTCAGAACTTTGTAAATAATCAGCTATATCGTACTGTATCGGTGTTGGTTCTGGTAAATTTAAGTGTTTCCAACAAAGATATAAAAAGTTTTTAAAGTTTTTTATTCTATTATCCATCTATATCAAATGGTACATCATCTAAGATGTTGTCAGGTTTCTTTTGTAAACTCTGAGAACTATAAGTTTTACATACATCTAAACATACTTTCATTTCTGAAGCAGTTAAATCTTGTCCTGATTTAAGCTTTGCATAAGCATGCGAAACTAATAATTCTGGTAATTCTTTAATAATCTTATCAATAGTAGATTGATTATTACATTGACATGAGGAATATTCTTTTCCACATGAACATGATTTCATTTCTACTGGACTATTTTCCACGACCTTGTCCTCTATAATCATTTTTGTCTTTCTTTGAATGTCTGCCTTTTCGTTTTATTCTCTTTCTAGGAGAAAATACTTGTTGTGCTTTCTTAGCCATTACTATAGAGACAGTAATAAAAGAGAATAAATTACAAAAGCAATTATTTTATATTTATTATCAATTACTTTTGCTTTAATATCTTCTGGTGTATATCCAAATATTATCATTATTTTTTTCCTTTAGGTTTTTTAAGATTACAAACATATAGTTCTTTCCAAAGCTTATTTTCCCATCTACTTACAATAGTTAATAAACATCTTAGAAATTTTCTATACATTAATTACCTCATTAGTTACATCCCAGTATATTTAAAGGGATTTAAGTTATCAATATCTTTTTGCATGTTTTTACATTTACATGATTTTAATAGACAACAAATGCCTATCCATAATTTATATATACAATTATTCATAATTTAAAAAAAGTGATGTGAAAATATATACCACATAATTAAATATATTATAAAAAAAGTCAGTGGTTTCATACCTTTTTTATTATTGTTTTCATTTTTATTTATCCCAAAAGGGTCATCTCCAAATGTCATTTTTTATACTTATCTAACATATTCATACCGAAACTACCACAATATACAATTAATATTGCATATAACAGTTCGCTTGGTGCTGATTTTATAATCTCAAAACCTTTAATCATAAAAGGTTGCATACTAGGAATAAAACACATAGATATTCCAAAAGTTGTAAATATAGTTAACCATTCATCTTTCCAAGATTTCTCACTAGAAATAACTTGTTGTAATTGAACTGTTTTTGCAGCTTCAATTTCAGCTATTCTTTCTATTTTTTTAACTTCTAAATGATGTTGCACAGCACCAATAGTCTTGTCAACAACAAGTTTTGCTATTGGATTTTTAAATAGGAAGCCTAATATAGGTAGCATTTTGATATTTTGATTTCTCACAAGTTAATGTTAATGCAATATTTCTAGCAATTAAATCAGGATTCATATAATCAATAATTTCTTCACCAGCTTTAAAACATTCTTCATAAGTAGAATACATCATTGGTATTTCACCTTTGATACATAAATCTAAATTATTAACACCCATAGATAAAAAACATATTACAGCAGTTAATTTAAACATTAAGGTAATAATATGTCTTTTATAATAATTATAAATTGTCCAAAAACCATAAAACCAACAGTCCACATTACTTTACGTATGCTTGCTATATCTTGCTCAATGTGTGTTAAATGATTTGTTTCAATAATTTCAATTGATTGACGAATTAATTTTATATCTCCTTTAACTCTCTCAATTTCAATGTTGAGGTCATGTATTTCTTTCATAATTTTAATGCAGAATTGCTCCTTGTTTGCTTATAAATTCAAACTCGTCTTCTGTATATGGAAACATGTTAATTTGTACCTTTTTCTATTTTTTTATACCAACAAACACATTTTTTGTTGTGAAAGATTTTACAAATAAGTTTTTTAATTGTTTTCATTTATCTTATCCTTTACTTCCCAATTTATAGTAGATTCATTCCAAGAGTAATATTGATTTTCTTCTAATTGTGTTGTTGGTTTAGCAACTGGTGCTTCCCAAATACAAGTATCTTCATTTAATATCCAAGAGTTAAAAGGTTTAAATGGAATAAAAGCATCTCTGTCTTCATCATAAGTATATCCAATACTTGCGTGATTTTTTCTAAAAGGTGTTCCACCATTATTATGTACTCCACCATGAGTATTGTAAGATGTTTGTTTCCATACAGGATAACCTGTAAGTTTAGTTAAGAAATCTACACCAATACTTTCTTGTTCTACACCATTACTGTC